GGCAGCCGCAGCGGGATTATTACACAGGGCGGCAAGGTAGAACTTGTGCAGCCCGAAGAGAGAAGCCTTCTTGTGACGCTAAAAGAAGCGAAAGAACAAGAAATGGTTAAGATTGGTGCTCGCCTTATCCAGCGCGGGGGCCAGGCAGAGACAGCAGAGGCCGCACGGATCAACGCAAGTGCCGAAGCCTCTACCCTAGATCAGATTGTCAACAATCTATCCAATGGATTGGCAGGGGCGCTCAGGGACGCTGGGCTGTTTGTTGGCCTGCAAGGCGAAGTCCTAGATGAAATTCGCTATGACCTCAATACTGATTTCTTCGAGACTAGCCTTGATGCACAGCATCTAATGGCACTGATTCAGTTGGGCGATGTGGGCATTATCTCTCGGAGCATCCAGCGAGACAGCATCCGCAAGGGCCGTATCCACATCCCCTCTGAGATGACAGACGAAGAAATCGACGAAGAAGCGGCAGGCAATCTACTCCAGTGAGCGCGGATGATTTTCTAGCAGACGCAGCTACCCGCAGGCAGATCATGGTACAGCGGGTGAGTCGTGGCATGACCCGAGAGTTGCAGGGTGTGCTAGAAGATATGCGCGAAGAGATTGCTTCTAGGATTGCAGAGTCTGGAACAGACTTCCAGAGAAGCCGTCTAGGAAGCCTTCTTTCATCGGTTGATGGGATAATAGAGAGTACTGGAGAAAACATCTCAGAGAGGCTTAGAGAAAGAATCTATGACTTTACAAGAGATGAACTGCGGTTCCAGAAGCGCACGCTAGACCAGGTGCTGGTTGGCAGCACATCCGAGCCTAATGCGGATCAGGTGATCAGCGCCGTCACTAGTCAGCCAACTAATCTAATCAGCAAGGATCGTTCACAGAATATGACGATCAATCAGATGGTAGGTGTGCTGGCAGGCAGTAACAAAAAAGAACTGAAAAACGTAATCAGCACTGGGTTTATTGCTGGCGATACAACAAGCCAGATCACACAAAGGCTGTCAGTAAAGATTCGAGGCAGGAGCCGGGCGCAAGTGCGGGCGGTAGTGCAGACTTCAATCAACCATGCGGCTGGTGTTGCTAGACAAAAGTTTGCAGAACAAAACGCAGATAAGATAGGCGGAGAAAAGTTTTTAGCCACACTAGACGGATCAACAACCGTCACTTGTGCTGGCCTTGATGGTCAGATTTTTGATGTTGGCGATGGACCGAATCCGCCAATGCACTACAACTGCCGATCTCTGCGGGTTGCAGTTCCCAGAGAAGATTCAGTTCTAGCAGGACTAGACGGAACAAGGCCAGCAGTAGGCGCAGAGGGTGTACAGCAGGTCTCAAGCAAAAAGACTTTTGGTGGTTGGCTAAATGACCAGCCAGCCAGTTTTCAAAGAGAGTTTTTCTCCAAGGTGTCCGATGGAGAAGCAAAATATGATTTGTTCAAGAAAGGCGGGTTAAACCCACAAGACTTGATTGACCCAGACGGCACAGAAATGACGCTGGAAGAACTCAGAGAGAAGTATCCGCTAGCCTGGGAACAGGCTGGCATCACACCAGAGTAGTCAGAGACTACGAAACTTTAAATAGCTAGGGGCTATAGATATGACTGAAGAAAATGGCAGCATTGAAACTGAAGAAGTAGCAACCACTGAGACCGGAACTGCTGATACTACAGGCAAGACCTACAGTGAGACTGAAGTTCAGAAGCTAATCGATGAACAAGTCAGAGGCTTGAAAGGAAAGGTCGAAGAACTTCTGAGCGAGAAAAAGACTGCATCTCAGCGAGCAAAGGAACTAGAAGAAGAGCAGAAGCGCCACGAAGAAGAGCGGATGGCCGAAAAACAGCAGTTTAAGGAGCTATACGAGCGTGAGCAGAAAAGCAAGCAAGAGCTACAAGAGCAGTTCGAAGAGTTCCAGGGCCGGATCAGGCAGCAGGAGATCTCGGCGGCGGCGTCAAAGGTAGCCAGCGAACTGACACGGGACACAGCCCGTGGTGAACTGCTACAGGAAAAAGCTTCACAGTATGCAAAATACACTGATGACGGCATTGTTTTTGAACTAGGCGGCGTACCAGTGGAAAAGGAAAAACTTCTTTCTCACTTGCGCGACAAATACCCGTTCCTGGCTGATGGATCGGGTGCAACTGGAGGCGGGGCTTCTGGTTCAAGCGGCGGGGCCGTAGTAACTAAATCTTTTGGTGAAATGACAGGTTCTGAACTCATGGCATTACGGGCAGAAAGCCCAACCGAGTATCAGCGCCTGCGTGATGAGTTTTACGGCCAGTAAAGGAGAATCAACATGGCTACTACACGACTAAGCGACATCATCGATGTCACGGTTTTTCGCGACCTTCCCCCGGTCAATTCCCCTGAGCGTACTGCGTTCTATGACTCCGGCGTGGTCACCCGCAACGCCCTGCTAGACGAACTTGCTGGTTCCCCCGGCAAGACTGCTGAACTTCCCTTCTGGAAGGATCTAGACGGATCAGCAGAACTCAACTACTCTGATGATGACCCCAGCAACGTGGTCACTCCTCAGAAGGTTGTGCAGGGTGAGCAGGCCGCTCGCAAGGCTTTCGTGAACCAGGCTTGGCAGACCTCCGATCTAGCCTCTGAGGTTGCCATGGGTGCTCGCGCTATGGATCACATCCGCGCCCGCACTGACAGCTACCTGACCCGTCAGTGGCAGCGTCGTCTGGTGGCTACCACCAACGGCATTATCGCTGATAACGTCGCTAACGATGACGGCGATATGGTAGTTGATGTCGCTGCTGAATCTGTTGCCAGCCAGGACTCAGAGAGCAAGTTCAACCGTGACGCCTTTGTTGAGGCCACTCAGACTCTGGGTGATCGTTACGATGAGCTTTCCGCTATCTCTGTGCATAGCGCGGTATACGCTCAGATGGTCAAGAATAACGATATTGACTTTATTCCTGACTCTGAGGGTCGCCTCGTCATCCCAACCTATCTCGGTCTTCGGGTCATCGTAGATGACGGCATGAACGTAGAGGCTGGGGAAACTGACGGCTTTAAGTACACCTCCGTTCTGTACGGTGCAGGTGCTTTCGGCTGGGGTGTCGGTAACCCTGAGGTTCCTGTAGAGATTGATCGTAGCCCTGAGCAGGGCAACGGCGGTGGCATTGAGACCCTGTTCGTGCGTGAGACCTACATCCTGCATCCTTTCGGGTTCAAGGTGACGGGCACGCCTGACAACGGTATCAGCTACAGTCTATCAGAACTTGCAGGTGCTGGCACTGTTGACCGCGTAATTGAGCGGAAGAACATCCCGCTCGCATTCCTCATCACCAACTAAAGGTAGGTGATCCGGCCTCGCCCCCTCCGGGGGGCTGGCCCCTTACAACACAAAGGATTTCAAACATGGCTAACAAAGATGGCTTAGAGCCAAACAAGCCAATCGACTTTGAAACCCTCCAGCGCGTAAAACGCGCCCAGCGAGAGGCTGCTAAAAATGCCAAAGCGAAACCCAAAGGTAAGACCCGACGCGGAACTGCCCGGACTGAGGACGTTCGCGAATCCGGGGAGTCTAGCGTTTCGAGCGTACTACGCTCAACAGCGCAGGAAGGATCGGAAGAATAGCTAATAACTATGCCAGCGCAGAGATGCCAAAAGAACGGGCGCAGCGGCTGGAAGTGGGGCCAAAGCGGAACTTGCTACGTTGGCCGTGGCGCTAAGGCAAGAGCAGAGCGACAGGGCCGAGCAATCAGAGCAAGCGGATACAGAGGCTAAAGATAATGTCATACGGAACCGAGAATGGGCTACAAAGCTACGCCTCAGATCGCGGCATCACTATCAGCGGCACTGCACTAGAACTGCTGACCCTTGCCCATGACTGGATTGAAAGCCAAGATTTTATTGGCAACAAAACAGACGATGGCCCAGGCCAAACAGTGGCCGCGTAAAAACGCAGTAGTTGACGGGGCCAAACTTGATCCTACAGAAGTGCCGGAAGGCATTGTAGAAGCTGAATACCAGACTGCTATTGCTATTGACCAAGGGAATAGCCCTTTTGCCACTGTAGAGCCTGCTGTCAAGCGCGAAAGCGTGGACACAATCTCTGTAGAGTTTCAGGATGGCGCGGGCACACGCTCTTTTGACCCGATGGTAAGGCTAAAACTGCGTAAGTTTCTACGCTCTGGCGGGGCATCAACAAATATCGTTAATGTAGGTCGGGCATAATGTCTCGCTTTGACTATCAAAAGACAAAGAGAACAGCCGACCGGCTTATCCAGCGTTTTGGTGCGCCTCTGACGTACACACGGAGCACAGGAGAGACGTTTGATCCGCAAACGGGCACAACCACCAGCACAGAAGAAAGCTTCGTTAGAGAGACTGTCTGGCTTGATTACGATAATGACGAAATTGATGGAACCATTGTACAGCGCGGAGACGCAAGGCTGGTTGTGCAGGGGGAGTTAAAAGTAGATGACACCGTCACTCGCAATGGTGAAACTTGGCGAGTGCTTCGAGCAAGCCCGCTTGAACCAGCAGGTGTAATTGTCTTTACCGAGGCACAAGTGAGGCACTAAGTGGACATCCGAACAGTTAGCAAAACTCTTGACGTTCGCCTATCACAGATGCCCAGTCTGCCGCCTGTAGCTTGGCCGAATGTAAATCTAGATCCTGACATTAACACAATCCACTTTCGTGTTAATAATCTGCCCGCTGAAGGATCCCTTCTTACAATGCAGTACGCCCAAGAAACGCCTGGTGTGTACCAAGTAACCGTAGCAGGGCCGATTGGAAATGGCGCTGGAAGTGTAGAGCAGAAGGCTTCTGATTTGTCAGATCACTTTGCACAGGAAAGGACTTTAGACAATAACATTTTTATTGAGTCAATCAATATCGCTCCTGCAATTATTGATGATGTCTGGTTTACTATTCCAGTTTCGATTAACTGGAGAGTGGTTGCTTAATGCGTAGAGAGAAAGATATCTCGCAGCTTATTAGGCAAGTTGCTGAAAAGTATAACCGTGGCATTGATGAGGTTGTGCAAGATGTCGCAGTATCTTTGTCACAGAGGATTATAGAGCGGACGCCCGTAGGCCAGCCTTCAACGTGGCAAAACCCTAGTTCAGCGCCACCCGGATATGTAGGCGGAAGGGCTAGGGCGAACTGGTTTCCCAGCATTGATGCACCAACACAAAATACAACAGAAAACACTTCCGACCAATCAGCACAAAGAATCACGTCAATTAAAGGACAAATACCTGGGAGTGTTTATTATCTAACCAATAACCTTCCATACGCCCGCCGCCTAGAGTATGGATGGTCAAATCAAGCGCCCAGAGGGATGGTCAGGGTAACTTTGAGAGAAGCCCTGAGAGAATTAAGACGCGCAATACAATCTAACACCAGATAGGAGCATTAACATGGCATCAGGAGCATTTACGTCAGCAGGGACTACTATCTCTGTATCAGAATCAGCCCCAGAAAGTTACGATGTAACGGGCTTTGAGGCACTGTCTTTCTCAGAAGTCGGGGAAGTTTCCGACCTTGGCGAGTTCGGACGTGAGTACAGTGAGGTCACCTTTAACCCGCTGGGAGATCGACGCACTGTCAAGCGCAAGGGCTCTTTCAACGATGGAAACATCACCATGACGCTAGCGCGGGTGCCTAGTGACTCAGGTCAGGCAATCCTTCAGGATGCGCTAGATAACGACGATTCCTTCCACTTTGTGGTTGAATTGCAGGACGGAACCAGGCTGTATTTTGCAGCACAGGTAATGTCCTACACCACTAACGTAGGTGGGGTTGACCAGATCACCAGCGCATCAGTAACCCTAGGCATCACTAACGATATCCTAGAGGACGCTGCGTAAACTAACCCGGCATAGCCGGTAGGGGGCTGGCGTTTCGCTGTCAGCGTCAGTCCCCGCTTTATTCAGCATCAGACAGCGCCTAATTTTGACAGCGGAGACAGCATATTATGGACATTACCAAGTACAATACGCAAGTTGCATCTGATAACGCACAGACTCTTAACCTGCGTGATCCCTTTACGGATGATGTTTTGGTAGATTCAGACGGAAACACCGTAGATATTTACTTGTACGGCATCCAGTCTACAGCAGCGCGTAATGCTATCGCAGAGCGTGAGCGGCGGTCTAACAAAAAAGAGTTGTCAGACGAAGAAAGCAAAGAACTCGGGGCTGAGTTTCTTGCTAAGTTGACTGTCGGTTGGTCTGATAACATTGAGGTTGACGGGAAGAAGCTGACCTTCAATTATAAAAATGCAGTCAAACTGTACATGGATCAAGACTGGATTGGTCAGCAAGTAATCAGCTTTATCTCCAAATTGGAGAACTACGCCCCAAAAGCATAGAAGCCCTCAAGCTGTATGTNCAACACCTAGCCTGGCTGCAAGCAACTCCAGAAACAAAAAGCGGAGAAAAGCCAAGGNCTAGGTGGTCTATCCTAAAAGATAGGGGCAGTGATCTTGTAGAGCTCCCTGTCATTGAGACTGATAAGCATATACTTGAGTGGCTATTAGAACTTGGCGTTTTTGAATCATCGGGCTACGGCCCAACCCCCCTTCCCTACACAGAAATAGAGGCGTGGTCTAGGTTGACCGGCACAGTCCTTACTTGGGAAGAATCCAGATTCCTAAAGATGCTGTCTAAAGAGTATTGCGCCCAATACCACAAATCCTCAGACAGAGACTGCCCGCCTCCCTACACCACAGAAAAAGTCAACCAAGAGACAGTATCTGAAAGAGTCTTGCAGGCTTTTAGGATGCACAGCAACTATAAGGGTAAGTAATGGATATTTATTCCATTGGACTAAAGGTTGACAGCCGCCAAGTCAAAACCGGCCAGCGTGATCTTAACCGCTTTGGTCAGCAATCTAAAAAAACTGGCGACTCCGTTAATCGTTTCGGAAAAGAAGTTGACAGAAGTTCTAAGAGCGTTAGGGGCATGTCTTCTGGCGCTGACTTGGCGCGTAGAGCCTTGGCCGGTCTGATTGCTGCTCTGTCTGTCCGCCGCCTGCAACAGTTTGCTGCCTCCACCATTGCTGCGGCTGACGCTATTGATAACGCAGCTAGGACGGCAGGAGTCGGCGCGGAGCGGCTACAGGAACTGCGGTTCGCATTCGGTCAGTTGGTAGGGACAACAGAGGGTGAAGTTGATGCGGCACTGCGGCGGTTTAACCGTCGCTTAGGTTTGGCTGCTGATGGGTCAGGTGCTGCCAAAGACACGTTTGAGGAACTGGACATCGCTCTGAGGGATGCAAGCGGGGCGGTTAGAGATACAGATATTGTTCTTGACGAAGCTATAGATAAACTGGGTTCTATCCAGAGCGACAGCAGAAGGGCTGCTCTAGCATCTCGCATGTTTGGCGAGGACGCAGGCCCAGCGTTAGCGGCGGCTCTATCTGAGGGCACACAGGCAATGGAAGATGCCGCAGCACAGGCTGTGGTAATGGGAGATGACATTGCTGCCCAAGGGTCAAGAATACAAGATGATATTGATGCAATGTCAACCAACATCCGGGCTGGCTTGCAAAACGCCTTTTTGGGCGCAGCTATTGAAAACGAAGAGCAGATAAGGCGACTAGTAGCAACTACTCTTCGCGGCATGGCGACTGTAGCGGAGTTTGGAGATAGGGTCGCTGGGCCGCTTGGCGCTGGGTTGATCGGGAGGGTTCTGTTTGGCAAGAAAGGCGCAGTCATCGGAATTCTTCTGACTAGCGCAATTCAGACAGTAAACTCAATAATTAACAGGCTTAACGAGACAACAGGCCAAGCAATCCTCCGCCTAGAGGAACGTGCGGAGCAACTTCAAGACACCATTGAAGGGATGCCAGAAATCCACCCTGTTCGCCGTGCTGCGGAAGCAGACTTGGAAAGAGTTCAGTCTAAATTAGACGAACTGAACGAACAGCGGATGGACAGCATTGAAATTGAGAACCAATATCAAAAAGCATTAAAAGAGACGGGAAGCGTTGGCGAAGATATTGGCGAGGTATTGAGGCAAGCTGCTGATAGGTTTGAGCAGCCACAAGAAGTAACTACCACACGAAGAAATATCTTTATTCCGACTTCCAGCGGCGAGGATGTCGATGATGTAAATGATTCGCTGTTTGAGACTGTCCGAAATATCGACAGAATCACATCTAGCACACAACGGGCGCGTGGTGTCTGGGGCGATGTCGGGCAGGCCATCATAGATGTAGAAGACACTATTGAAAGCGGAATTGGGAACGCGCTGGAAGACCTGATTTTTCAGGCTGAAAGTGCATCAGAGATTTTCCGGCAACTAGCAAGAGATATTGCAACTGCAATTCTTCGCCAACAGGTAATTGACCCCTTTGCACAAGCGGCAACATCAGCCATCACTGGCGCTATCGGAGGTGGAGTTGGTGGTGGCGCTGGCTTTTCAGGCGTAGGAAACGCCACACCTCGCCAATTTGCCAACGGCGGCAACGTATTTGGAGGCACACCCGCCATCGTCGGAGAGCGCGGGCCTGAGTTGTTTGTGCCAGGTCAAGACGGCCAGATAGTTCCAAACCACAGAATGGGCGGAGGCGATGTCACCGTTAACATCATTAACCAAGGCGGCGATCAACTAGAGGCAGAGCAAAGACAGGCACGCCGTGGCCCTAACGGAGAGATGATGGTTGACGTTATGGTTAAGTCAAGCATGGAGCGTCTTGACTCACAGGGTCAGTTAGACGGCATTTTCCGCCGTCACGGCGCACAAAGACAGGGGCAGTTCTAATCATGACTATCACATTCCCCGCTTCACTGCCGCAAGAGTTCCATCAGCAGAACTTCCAGATTACGCCCCCAGAGGGCGCTGTAAGATCGGAGATGGACACAGGCAAGGCTTATCAAAGAAAACGCTTCACAGCGGCTGTTAGGCCGGTCAGAGGGCGGATGTGGCTAGACGAAGACCAGTACACCACGCTGCTCAACTTTTGGCAAAACACTACATCCATGGGCGCTTTAGAGTTTGAGTGGTCAGACCCGGTTACAGGTGACCCCGCTACGTTCCGTTTTATTGCAACAGAGCCTCCGCAAATAACGGCGGTCACTGGCAAACTCTATCAGGTGAGTATTAGCGCGGAGATCATACCATAATGCCTAATTTGTCACAGGGTGCTTTGCAGGCAGTTTTAGCCTCTGCCACAGACAAGGTATTTCTAGAGTGTATTACAATTATGCACTCCCAGATAAACACTGTGCGTATTGTTAATGACAGTGTTGATCTAACTAGATCCGAAGGGGATTACCAGCGGTTTCCGTTCAGAATAAGGGCGGCTACAAGTTCAGTTGACCGGCCACCATCCTTAGAGATTACAGCAGACGCGGTGGATCAACAGATTGTTTTCGCCTTGAGGTCTCTGGCTGGCCTCAGAGAAAAAGCAACTATCCGGTATGAGGTCGTTCTTGCTGACAGTCCGAACCAAGTAGAGTTTGGGCCTGTGACATTTGAATTTGACTCTATGCGTACAGACTCGGCAACCCAAGTTACCGTAAACGCCTCTTTTCTTAAGGGCGCACTAAATGACGCATTCCCCAAAGGCCAATTCTCCCCATCAAATGCAGATGGATAAGTACTTACCGTTTATTGGCCTAGATTACGACCTCCGAACGGATGCTTTAAGCTAGTTGAGCAAGTATTCGCAAAAGTCTACGGCCTAGACCTAGGAAAGCCAGACGCTGGACTAGAAAACTCAGAAAGCAAAGACAGAACCGCTAGGATTCAACAGAAGTTAAGAGAACTTACTGTAGAAGTAACTTCCCCGAAAGAAGGCGATGTTGTCATAATCAGGAGCCGCCCTTGGCATATAGCGGTAGTCCTAGGCGAAGACCTAATGCTTCATGCGTACAGTAACGGGACATCTTGCGTAGAAAGCTACGAAGATTGGCGTTGGAAAAACAGAATAGAAGGGTTTTATAGGTATGTCGGTAACCGTACAGGCAAGTAAGCACCCCTTAAAACCAGAATGGGTCTACGCAGATGTAGAGGCCAATCAAAGCGTCTACGAAATCTGTGGCGGTGCGCCTGTTGTCGCGTTTATTAACGGCAAAGAAGTACCGGCAGAACTGCACAAACTAACACGCGTTAAGGACGGCGCTAACTTAGTTGTCTGGCCTGTCCCGCAAGACGTAAGCCTGCCCTCTCCAAGTGATGTACTTTCGAGCATTGCTGGAATTGCAGTAGCGGCGGCGGCTGCCGCTACAGTAGGACTGCTGGCGCCGACAATCGGACTTTTTGCTGCTAGTGCGGCTGGCGTAGGTGTATCTATCCTAGGCAACATGGCAGTAAACTCTCTTATTCCTCCGCAGCAGCCAGAAATACCAGAGCCTGGCGAGTCATTCAACAGGCTCCAATCAATTACCGGAACCAGTAACAGGGTAGCTGCTTTTCAGCCTATCCCCCGGCTTTACGGAACCCATCAAATGTTCCCGCCTATCCCCATGACGGCAAGGCCGTTTACGGAGGTGCAAGGCGGTAACCAATACCTGCGGATGATGTTCTGCTTAGGTTACGGCCCCCTAGAAATCGGGGGGGCGACAGTAGGCAAGGGTCGGTCTAAAATAACTCAAGGAACAAGCCTGTCTGGCTCCCCGGTTCGTATCGGACAGACTGATATCAATCTTCTAGAAGAAGTGGAGTTTGAGATCGGAAGACCCGACCAGATGACACTTTACTCTGACCAAGTCATTGAGGTTGACCCCGCATTTACCACCCGGAACCTTTCTTTTGATGACGGCAGCAGTGGTACTAGAAGTGATGGTCAGTTTGCAATCAGGACAACTGAGCCTGATGCCGACGAAATCAGTCTTGATTTCCAAGGACAGTTGTTTTCTGTTAATGACGAAGCCAAAACTCGCCGTGCGCGGGTACGCTTCCGTATTGAATACAGAGAGGTTGGGGCTTCAAGTTGGATCGTCTTTGATGACAACTTTGTAGTATCTAGCAGAAAAAAAGAGACTGTCCGGGTAGGTACAAGGTTCCGAGTCAGTAGGGGGCAGTACGAAGTCCGCGTGACGCGTGTCAGCACTACGCACGACGCGGTCACTGCGTTTGCTAACGAACTGTCTTGGTCTGCACTGAAGACAATACGCAGCAGGACGCCATTTCTGGTGGATGACACTGTTTGTATGTCTCTCAGGATTAAAGCAACAGACCAGCTTAATGGCCGTATTGACAATCTCACTGTTCTAGCTACGTCTGTTCTTGAAGTTTACAACGGTAACTCTTGGAGTGAGCAGCCAACTAACAACCCTGCGTGGGCTTATGCAGACGTTTGGAGCGGAGTAGCTAACAGGCAGCCAGTAGGAAAAGAAGATTTAGACGCAGACAAGCTACTAGAATGGGCGCAATACTGCGATGAAGAGGGGCTAGAGTTCAATGCAGTGTTTGACTCCAAGTCCACAACCCTTGAACGTGCTAGGGAGGTTTCGGGTGCTGGTCTAGCAGCTTGGAGGCTTACACCAGAGAGCAAAATAAGCGTAGTAAGGGATGTAGTCCAAAGCCTTCCCAGAATGATTATTAGCCCTAGGAATAGTTTTGGGTTTAACTATGAGTTGTCGACTGTTCAGACTCCAGACGCTCTTCGTGTGCAGTTTACCGATGATAGGACGTGGGAGAATACCGAGCGAATTGTTTATGATGACGGCTTTGGCCCCGGCAATGCAGAACTTTTCGAGACAATCCAGGGCAAGGGTATCACTAATGCGGATCAAGCGTGGAAGTACGGAAGATTCCACTTAGCACAGCAACGGCTACGCCCTGAACGGTACAATTTCCAGCAAGACGTTCAGCACTTGCGGTATGACCGTGGCGACCTGCTGACCATCCAGAATGATGTTATTCTTGTCGGCATCGGCGCTGGAAGAATCAAAGATGTTGTGTCTGACAGCGAAATTGTCCTTGATGAGGAATTTATTGATGAAGGAAAAGATTACGCTGTAAAAATACAACACTCAGACGGAAGCATTTCAACAGTTGGCGCTACTCCAGGTGCAGGCCCGACTAACCAGACAGTTTTCCTTGATTCTGCTGTAAGCAAGGCACAAAAAGACGACCTGGTTATTTTTGGAGAAGCGGGGAAAGAAAGTTTTGACGTGAAGGTTACGGAGATACAGCCACAAGGAGACCTCCAAGTCTCTGTTTCTTGTGTCCCCGCTGCACCTGAAATGGAAAATGTCTGGGATGAACAGATTCCTCCTTTCGAGCCGGTGCTGACTGAACCGACATCCCCAGACCTGGTTCTGCCAAAAATCCCAGAAATAACTGATATTAGGTCAGACGAAACTGTCTTGCTTGCAGATAGCGATGGCTCTCTAAGGATTAGGATGGTGGTCAGCACCAGACTGGTTGCGTTCCCTGGCTGGGATCAGAGAAACCAAATCCGGTTCCGGCCAGTAGGGGATAACAATTTTGTTATCACTGACCCGTTTGAGTCCAGCAATTTTTCCATCTTTGATGTGGACGAAGGGGTTGAATATGAAGTTCAAGTTCGGGGAGTAAGGAACGGGCTTTTTTCTCCTTGGAGTCCTGCAACAGTACACACTGTTAGGTAAAAGTAATCCTCCGCCAGATGTACCTTTTTTCTCTGCAACTCAGAACGGGGTAAATGTAGACTTTGACTGGGACGCTGTAGTTGCCCCTGACCTCGACGGGTATGTAATCCGTGTCGGGGAATCAGGTGACACGTTTGACACTGCTAGTAAACTTCTGTCAACCGGCATGCTTTCAACAGAAGCCAGCAGCCAGCTACCGGCTGGTGAATACAAGTTTTTCATCAAGGCAAGGGACACTAGCGGTAATCTATCTGAGTCTTCTGCGGATCAGGTTCTGAAGTTCTTCCGCCACCAAAGGTTCAAGATTTTACGGCTGAACAAGACGGAATCCGAGTAAACTTTAACTGGCGTCGAGCATCATATTTTGGACTTGATGGGTACGAGATAAAAATCGGTAAGGCCGGTGATACGTTTGAAACAGCAAACTTGCTTATTGACGTAGGCGCGCCTGCAAGTTCCGCATTTGCTTTGGTGGAGCCGGGAAACTATCGGTTTTTTATTAAGTCACAAAGCATACTTAATGACCAAGCAAAAGAAGCATCCTTTTTTGACCTTTCCGTTGAAGAGCCTCCGGTAGTTGAAAACTTTTCGACCACACAAAATGGAGAGACTGTTGTATTCCGGTGGGAGCCTGTTGATTATTTTGGCCTAAAAGGCTATGAGATACGATATGGCGACCCTGATTCTGTCACTTGGCCGTCTGGGTCAAAGATTGTTGAGGCTAATCAATCAACTGCTATCGCACAGGCAGACGTGCCGCCAGGAACCTATAAGTTCATGATTAAGGCACTGTCTGATTTAGACAGTGAATCACCAGAGCCTAACGAAAGAGTATTTACAGTAAAAACTGATTATTTTGAGCGAACCCGAGTTGAGCATCACCCAGACTGGGAGAGTGGCTGGTATAGAGGGTTTATTTTGCAAGGCAACTCTCTTATTGTAAAGAGCGACTTTGAAGCATTCTATGTTTCTGACGAAATTGATCTTTTGTTTGATGCTCAAGATATTAGGGCATGGGCTGTCCTTCAAGCTGCATTTTCAGATGCTGAGTCGGTAAAAAACAATCGTCGGATAGTTGACGGAATTAGGCTGTTTCAGGATAACAGCACTGTTGAAGCATCCGTAACAGATCAAACAGACAATGGTGAGTTAGACATAGGGCTGCCCTTGTCAGACCCACTTGTGTTCCAAGAGATAGCCACTAGAGATACTGAAGATTTGTGGCAAGATTCTGATAGAACTGTTGAACGCTACGGGTCTATTGTTTCGGATACAACTCAAACTCAATCTTATGGTGAAGTCGCCGAAACTACCCAAGAGTTTGATTCATACGACACNTTAATGGGGTGGAGATCGTGGACTAAAGGCGAGGTTGANGCCAGGTTTGTAAAGTATCGCGCCAGAATTAAACAACGGCCAAGCGAAACATCCTCTAAGATTCTTAGGAAGTTCACAACTGTTGTCGATATTGAGGAGCGTATTGAACGACAACAAGAAAAAACAGTTGAGGTTGGCGGAACAACGTTCACCTTTGATAAATCTTTTCATTTTGTGCCTTCTGTTGTTTCTGCAGTTGAGTCAGATGATGACCTGTTTCCGATAAGAAAGAATGTCACTAGAAGTGAAGTGACTTTTGTTGTAAAAGATTTGCAGGGCAATGATGTTGGTACAGACAACCTCGACTTTATAGCTACAGGTGCATAAATGGCTAAAGAAATTATACACAGGATCGGGACTACAGCAGAACACCAAAATTTTGTAGGTGCTGAAGGTGAATGGACTCACGATGTAGACTTAACAACTGTAAGAGTCCACGATGGGGCAACCGTTGGCGGGTTTCCTTTAGCAAAGTCAGGTGAAAATGAATCTTTTGAAAATTTAACAGTTTCACAAGACTTAACTGTTAATGGAACTTTTGATCTAGGGAGCATTTAATAATGGCAACAGAACTTAAATTACGGCGAGGTAATACTAGCCAGCATTCTACTTTTACGGGCGCAGAGGCAGAGGTCACTGTAGANACNGACAAAGAAACCGTTGTTGTCCACGACGGGTCTACTGCTGGCGGATTCCCTGTTGCTCGGGAAGACTTTGATAACGTCCCAGACAACAGCGTTTCTGGTGTAAAACTAGAAGATGAAACAGTTTCCGGATCAAAGATTGTAGACACTAGTATTGCTGATGAGAAAATCATTGGCATCTCTCCAGAAAAAGTCAGCTATGATAACGCTGATTCTGGTCTTGACGCTACAGATGTTCAGGCTGCACTAGATGAAACAGCCGATGAAACAGGCTTGTCTCTGATTAAAGACGGAGTTGACCCTGCTGTTGCTCGTGCTGTTGCCTACAACGACATCGGCGCCCCGGTTGCTGGCGGATACTTCGCTGGTGTTATCGACACCATCAAGGGTACGATTCAGTCCAATGATGATTACCAGACTGGCCT